CCCAAAAAATGCTCCGGGGGATATTTTTCTACAAACAAAGTTAACCAGAACGGTTTGGAAGTAATGGAAGACAGTTTAAATACTCCAAGAAAGGTAGTGAAATGTCTGAGCACGCTGGCCGCGATGTTCATGTTGATCACGAAGCAGCAGTGGATGCTGCCGTGGATGACCAGCTCGCGCGCACTTCTGACCATGCTGCGATTGCAGACCTCGCCTCGCCGAGCGCATCATACGTTCAGGCGGAGGCTGTTGCTGCTCGCGATAAGATCAATGAGATTCTCGACGTCCTTCGTGACGCTGGGCTCATTCCTTCTGCCTGAGTAGCCCCAAACTAACGACTTTCGAAAGGGGGGTGCGTGCCAGCGAGGCGTAGGGGATCGAATAACGAGCCGAATCGCCAAAGACCTGCTCGCACCCTCGAAGGTCGTGAGCAACAGCTCGTTTCTCAAGCAATCGATCTTGCTGAACGCCAAATTAGAGATGGTACCGCGTCTTCACAAGTCATTACACATTTTCTAAAGCTTGGTTCAACTCGTGAACAGCTCGAGCAGGAAAGACTTGAGCATGAAAATGAATTGACCAAGGTAAAGATCGAAGCTATTGAATCTCAGAAGCGTGTAGAGGAACTATATATGGAAGCGTTGCAAGCAATGCGTTCTTACTCGGGCGAAACTCCACTTCCACCGCCTGATGCCGAAGATTAGAACCTACACAGAACTGCGTAGGATCGAAACCTTCGAAGAAAGATATGAATATCTCCGATTACGTGGAGAAGTTGGAGAATCTACATTCGGATTCGATCGATGGATCAACCAACAGTTCTATCGATCTACTGAATGGAAACAAATCCGAAATCACGTCATTGTTCGTGATAACGGATGTGATCTCGGTGTTCCTGGATTCGAAATCTTCCGAGGATTAATCGTTCATCACATGAATCCTGTTTCTATAGAGGATATCAAACAGGGTGAGGAATGGATCTTTGATCCAAATTTCCTGATAACCACGTCCTTACAAACTCATAATGCTATTCACTATGGCGATGCAAGCCTATTGCCTAGAGAGCCTGTAGTGAGAAAACGTGGTGACACCAAGCTTTGGTAAGAATAAACTAGGGGGCTCGGGTGAAATCCGATCTTGAAACATGGGACCTCGCCTTTCCTGTGATTATTCGTTATACCGGGCTGATCACTACTTTGATTCTTATAGGTTTCTCGTTGGCGGGTTTTTATACCGAAGCTGCACCAGGATTCGTAGCCGCGGGGGGCATGATCTTATATAAGACGGTTAATGATGCAGCACAAAGACGATCCCAGTTGGAGAAAAAATCAGGGGGTTAAATGGGGGTGGTTATGCGAACCGTCATGCATCGGCTGCTGAACATCCTTGCATGGCTTCCCGTATATACGGCCATAGTAGTCACGCTTACTTTACTCGTCATTCTTTTCGGACCTCATTAGAAGGGAGATAGATGACGGTAAGTAAAGAAGAATACAGGAGAACCTTGACATCAATCAAGGTAGCTTTCGTGATGCTGACTATTCTCTTCTTTGCTATTCTGATTAGCTTCATGATTCTCCTAGTGAATGTGAGAAACCTGTCACACAAAGCTGTAAAATTGACTCTTCAAAATAACTATCTGGTTCATCAAAATAGTCTTCGAATTAAAGAAGACCAAACTACTAGAATCAAATCGTGTGAGAAGGGTTATACCGGTATTGGCGAGGTCTTTGAGATTTTCTTTCCGAAAAAGCCGACTGAGCAACAGAAGGAAAATTTTAAGAAGTTCAACAATAGAATTGAACAGCTGAAACGAAACTGTTCTAAGACTTATAGTGGAAAGTGAGAGATATGGTCAAGTGTGAGATTATCACATGTCCGGAATGGGGAGCACTAAAGCCTAAGTCGGGCCTAGTAACTGTTCCCGCGTCGAAGAGAATTATCTTTCATCACACTGCAGGTCATCATCCAGAGGTGTCAAATCCAAGCAATGAGTCTCGCCAGGAATCGATTCTATATGCTCGTTCGATTCAGAAGTTTCATATGAGGCAGGGTTGGACTGACACTGGACAGAATTTCCTTGTTTGTCGTAATGGCTTGATCCTTCAGGGTCGTTGGCTCACCGTGAGTGCTATTCAGGCCAAGCATATGGTTCGCTCTGCTCATTGTCCTGGGCAGAATGATCAGATCGGGATTGAGCATGAGCATTTGGGCACTGAGAAGATGACTCCGAAGCAGAGAGAAGCTTCGGCTCGTCTCATGGCTTGGATCGCTGATCAGTATGGTCGAAAGACTGTACTTCCTGTCGATCCCCATTCAAAGCACTTTGCAACGAGTTGTCCGGCCAATCTCAAAGCCGATATTGCAGCAATTAGGAAGCGTGCACAGCAGATTCTTGACAGTTCTAGAAACTCGAGAAGGAGATAAAAATGGAAGAGCCTCGCAACGATCAGTCGCCGCAGACGGAAGGAACGCAGCAGGATGGTGACAACGACGGTTCTGGTGTTGTCCAGCCTGTCGAGCAGCCTTCCCAGGACGGTTCTCCTGATTCCGGTCTTCAGACGGAGCAGCCGGATCAGCCCGTTCCTCCGGCGCAGCCGGTTCCGCCGCAGTCTCCTTCGGAGCCGCAGCAGTAACCATTAGCAATCCAGAGAGTAGGTGAATCATGGATACGAGTATCCTTAATACAACTAAGAAGATTCTCGGTATTGCAGAGAGCTATACGGCATTTGATCTGGATATTATTACTCATATCAATTCCGCATTCTCTACTCTGACGCAGCTTGGAGTTGGCCCATCGACAGGGTTCATTATCGAAGATGCGAACCCTGTCTGGGCTGACTTCATTGGTGATGATCTTCAGCTGAATTCGGTAAAGTCATATGTTTTTCTCCGAGTTAGATTGCTTTTCGATCCTCCTGCGACCTCATATTTGATCACTGCTTATGAGGACCAGATCCGAGAGATGGAATGGCGTTTGAACGCTCATCGTGAAGAGTCTCTCTGGGTTGATCCGAATCCAGTGAATCTCGGCGATGATGAACCTATCGAAACCCTCGACGGAGGGACTGTATGACGGTAATCAAGTTTAAAAGAGGCCTTTCTGTAAGTTGGGAGACTCAAAATCCAATTCTTGCTGCTGGTGAAGCAGGAGTAGAAATTGACACCGGTCAGTTGAAAGTTGGTGATGGTTCCACTCCTTGGAACAGCCTTCCTTATACTGGAACTGGCGCTATTGCTTTGGATAGTCACGTTAATTCATTGGAACCACATCCGGTCTATGACGATGGACCTTCTCTGGCCCTCCTTTACGAGAATGCGAAGGTGTAATCTTGTCTCTTCAAACACGTCTATCCGATCTCATCACTGCGGTCGGTACCGACATCAAGCAGCTGAGAGTCTGGATTACCGGATCTTCTTCGGGTGATCTGACCGGACTCACTACGACCGACAAGACCAGTCTTGTCAACGCGATCAACGAGGTCAAAGCCGGTAGTTCAGGAGCTCCTCCGGACGCAAGCACGACGGTCAAGGGTATCATCGAGATTGCTACTCTTGCCGAGGCTACTACTGGTACAGATTCTGTCCGAGCAATGACGCCTCAGGCAGTCAAGCAGGAGACCGATGCAGTCAAGGCAGCGATTCTTGGTGCTGGAGTTCCGGCAGCCCTTGATACTCTTGACGAACTGGCAGCTGCTCTTGGTGACGACGCCAACTTTGCAGCTACAGTCACGACTTCGCTTGCTGGTAAGCAGCCTCTCGACGCCGATCTTACTGCAATTGCGGCTCTCGTCTCGGCGGCAGATAAGGCTCCGTATGCCACGGGCGCTGGTACATGGTCTCTGATGACCGTGACGGCAGCAGCTCGTGCTCTTCTCGATGATGCAGACGCAGCAACAATGCGTGCAACTCTATCGGTCTACAGTCAGGCTGAGCTTGGCGACCCGGAGACGGATCTGGCAGCTGCATACGCAACAGCCAAGGCGTAGGTTAAGTCATGAGTCTGCAAACTAGACTCTCGGCTTTGATCACTGCTATTGGTGCAGACATCAAGAAACTTCGAGGTTCTACTTCGGTAGCTTCTACAGCAACTCTTACTCCTGGCGGAACAGAACATCAGCTTTGTATTACAGCTCAAGCAGTAGCATTGGCTATTGCTAATCCATCTGCTGGTGCTTTTTCGGGTGGACAGAGACTTATTATTCGTATCAAAGACAATGGTACGGCTAGAGCTATCTCGTGGGGCACAAACTATCGGGCTGTCGGCGTAACTCTTCCTACCACAACAGTAGTCAATAAAACTTTGTACATCGGTTTGATTTGGAATGATACCGATACAAAGTTTGATGTTCTGGCTATTGGTCAGGAGGCCTAGTGGCCAACGTAACCGAGACATTCTTGCAGGCAGTCTCACAAGCTACCGGCGCATCACATGTTATTTCTGGTGTGACAATCCCTGCGGGGAAACTCGCTGTCCTACGTATGGTATATGGTTCTGAATCTCGAACTATTACAAGCGTAGTTGACTCTGCTGGAAATACATGGTCACAGGCTTTGAATAAAGTGGGAACTGGTCTTGGTTGTAGTTATTCGATTTGGTACTGTGTCCTCACAAATCCTCTATCGGCAGGAACGATCACTACCACTATTAGTGCAGCGGGTGCTACGTGGGGTGCTGATCTTGCTTACTTCGACTCGGATACAGGATGGCTTCCACAAGCATCTGTTCTCGATGTTGTAAAGTCCAACGCGGTAAATAACAATGCCAACTGGACAACTGGTGCTACGCCCGCGCGCACGCAGGCAGAAGAAATTGGTGTAGGTGGTTGTCATCGCATCAACGTCAATGGTGGAACCTCGACTCCAGTTGCAGGATGGACTGAAGAATCAGAACGAGCAGTAACCAATGTCGAGACCAACAACAAACTTGTATCTCAGTGGCAAAAGTTCAGTGCAACGGGAACCGATGCGTGTGCTGGAACTTGGAGTGCGGCTGAGTATTGGGTTTGTGGAGTAGCAACATTCAAGATGGCTGCTGGTGGAACACCACCTGCGGAAACGGATAACTTCTTTGCCTTCATTTAGGAGGAACAGTGGAAAGAGAAACGGATCAGGCAATTAGGGATCGTCAGGATCGTGAGCTCGAGCAGGAGAGAGTTGCCAGAGCTGAGCGTCTTGGTCATGATGTTCGTACGCCTCTGACTGAACGTGGCGAGACGGCTCGAGCCAAGAACGATTTCGAGGCGTTGAAGTAAATTAGAAAGGGTCACTATGGGCCTTTCCAATACAGCGGTACCGATTTACTACGGTCGGTTCCGTGAAGCGGTTCTTCGAGGTGAAATCCCTGTAAATAGGGAAATTTCGATGGAGATGAACCGTATTGATTCGCTCATAGCTAACCCCAATATTTACTATGACGATCAAGCTGTAGAAGGATTCATCCGTTACTGCGAGAATGAGCTCACATTGACGGATGGCTCCGATCTCCATCTTCTCGAGACATTCAAACTCTGGGCCGAACAGATCTTTGGGTGGTATTACTTCGTTGAGCGGAGCGTTTACGTTCCCTCAAAAGATAATCATGGCGGGCATTACGAGAAACGTCTTATCAAGAAACGCCTTACTCTTAAACAGTACCTGATCGTTGCTCGAGGTGCGGCAAAGTCGATGTATGCGTCGTTGATTCAAAGTTATTTTCTGAATGTAGACACATCAACTACGCATCAGGTGACTACTGCTCCGACAATGAAGCAGGCAGACGAAGTAATGTCTCCTTTTAGAACTGCTATTACGCGCGCGCGAGGACCTCTGTTCAAGTTTCTCACAGAAGGATCACTTCAAAATACAACTGGATCGAGAGCTAATCGTGTCAAGCTTGCCGCTACAAAGAAAGGTATCGAGAATTTCCTTACGGGTTCACTACTTGAAGTTCGACCCATGGCCATCAACAAGCTGCAAGGTCTTCGACCTAAGATCAGCACCGTTGACGAATGGCTTTCTGGTGATCTCCGGGAGGATGTTGTTGGTGCAATTGAGCAGGGAGCATCAAAGCTCGAGGATTACCTTATCGTAGCTATCAGTTCAGAGGGAACTGTTCGTGCAGGTTCTGGTGACACGATCAAGCTGGAGCTCATGGATATTCTCAAGGGTGAATATCTAGCTCCTCACGTCTCTATCTGGTATTACAGACTCGATGAAATTGAAGAAGTCGGTAATCCTGCCATGTGGCTCAAAGCCAACCCCAATCTTGGAGCAACAGTTTCATATGAAACATATCAATTGGATGTTGAGCGTGCTGAAAAGGCTCCGGCTAGTCGGAACGATATTCTTGCCAAGCGTTTTGGCATCCCTATGGAAGGTTATACTTATTTCTTCACGTACGAAGAGACCCTTCCGCACCGTCCTCGTGAATTCTGGCAAATGCCTTGTAGTTTGGGCGCCGATCTGTCGCAAGGCGATGACTTCTGTGCTTTCACGTTCCTCTTCCCTCTAGGAAAAGAAAAATTTGGAGTCAAGACACGGAGTTACATCACCGAGCTTACTTTGATGAAGCTTCCTGCTGCAATGCGGCAGAAATATGATGAGTTTATCAAGGAAGGTAGTCTTCATGTTATGCCGGGTAACATCCTGGACATGATGGAAGTCTACGATGATCTTGATAGATTCATTGCTACATCAGAATACGACGTTCGGACACTCGGATATGATCCATACAATGCAAAAGAATTCGTAACGCGTTGGGAAGCTGAAAATGGACCATTCGGAATTGAAAAAGTTATTCAGGGAGCGAAAACTGAGTCCGTTCCTCTTGGAGAGATCAAGATCCTGACCGAAGAGCGTCTTCTTATCTTCGATCAGGCTTTGATGTCGTTCGCAATGGGGAACGCAATAACTTTGGAAGATACGAATGGTAATAGAAAGCTGCTGAAGAAGCGGCAAGATGAGAAGATCGACAATGTCGCCGCTCTCTTGGATGCATGGGTTGCATACAAGAATAACAAGGAGGCGTTCGAATGAGAGGTCTCACTCTTGGTGAGGTCGCCCAGGTTGTGATTGCAGTTGTTCTTCTGATCGCTCTGTTTCACGGCTGGGGCTAGACATAATCTGCCTAGTTAAAGAAAGGAGGTGAAATGTCGCGAGTTGGAACTGCGTTAAGACACGCTTGGAATGTCTTCGCCAATCAACAGGAAAAGCGGACCAACACACGGTTTCCGATTCCATATACTGAATATTATGGAGGCGGAGCTGCGTATGGTCGTAGGCCAGATCGTACCAGGCTTCTAATTCCCAACGAGCGCTCAATTATCTCCTCAATCTACACGCGTCTTAGCATTGATGTAGCCTCAGTCGATATACGTCACGTAAGACTAGACGATCAGAGTAGATATCTTGAAGATATAGACAGCGGTCTTAACAATTGCCTTACTGTCGAGGCAAATATTGACCAGGCCGCTCGCGCTTTTAGACAGGACGTGGCACTGACGCTCTTCGACAAAGGCGTTGCTGTGCTGGTTCCAGTCGATACGACTCTTAGTCCGGAACAGAGTGGTGGGTACGATATTCTGACTCTTAGAGTCGGAGAAGTCGTCACATGGTATCCAAAACATGTGAAAGTCAGTGTGTACAACGAAGCAACTGCTGTTCGTGAAGAGATCACATTGCTCAAGACTTCTGTAGCTATTATCGAGAATCCGTTGTATTCGGTCATGAATGAACCGAATTCGACTCTTCAGAGACTGCTTCACAAGCTTAACCTCCTGGATGCAATCGATGAACAGTCAGCATCGGGTAAACTCGATCTCATCATTCAGCTTCCGTATGTGATCAAGTCGGAAGCTCGTAGACAAGCGGCAGAACAGCGCCGTGCAGATATCGAGTTCCAACTTAAGGGTAGTCAATATGGTATTGCCTATACTGACGGTACCGAGAAGATCACACAGCTGAATCGTCCTGCCGAAAATAACCTTATGACTCAGATTGAGTTTCTGACCGAGATGCTTTATGGTCAACTGGGTCTGACAGAAGAGGTTATGAACGGTACTGCGGATGAGAAGGCGATGCTGAACTACTGGAACCGCACTATCGAACCCGTTCTCACAGCAATGGTCGAATCTATGCGGAGATCCTTCCTTACGAAGACCGCACGTACACAAAGACAGAGTGTTCTCTTCTTCAGAGATCCATTCCGTCTGGTTCCGATCGAGAATATTGCTGAGATCGCGGATAAATTTACTCGTAATGAGATTATGACGTCGAACGAAATGCGTCAGGTCGTCGGAATGAAGCCTCACTCTGATCCTAAGGCAGATAAGCTTGTAAACAGTAATATGCCTGCATCTAACCCTGATAGGACGGCCACAATTCAACCACAGGACAGTCCTCCAATGGATCCATCGATGAGACGTAGAGTCGATGCATTTATTAACGAGACATTGTCCGGGACAGCTTCGTCTAATGGTAATGGTAGTTAAAGGAGTAACACATGAGTGAAAAGGCTAAGCCTGATTTCAGCGGCTGGGCCACGAAAGCTGGTCTTAAGTGCTCGGATGGTCGGACTATCATGCCTGACGCATTCAAGCATCAGGATCAGACGACGGTTCCTCTGGTGTGGCAGCACAACCACAACGAGCCGGAGAACGTGCTTGGGTATGCAACGCTCGAGCATCGTGAAGATGGCGTCTATGCCTACGGCTACTTCAATGACACGCCTCGTGCGCAGAACGCGAAGAAGCTCGTTCAGCATGGCGACATCAAGTCGCTGTCGATCTATGCCAATCAGCTCACGGAGAAGGCGAAGCAGGTTCTCCATGGCGTGATTCGCGAGCTGAGTCTGGTTCTGTCCGGTGCAAATCCGGGCGCCCTTATCGACAATGTCGTCCTCGCGCATGCAGATGGCGATATGGTCACTCTCGATGATGAAGCCGTGATCTACACGGGCCTCGAACTTCAGCACGACGATGGTTCAGGCAAGAAGGACGACAAGAAGGATGACGACGTCGTCGTAACGAAAACCGCTCAGGAGATCTATGATTCTATGGATGACGACCAGAAGGCTGTCGTTCATCGGATGATCGGTTCTGCTCTCAAGGGTGTGTCGGATACGCTGAAGGACAAGAAGGACGACAAGAAAGATGATAAGGAAGATGTAGTCGTCCATAACGACGATACAGATGACAAGGAAGGACGGCGCATGACTCGTAATGTCTTCGAGCAGCAGAATGAAGACAAGAAGAGCCAGAAGCAGACTCTGTCTCACGACGCGATCAAGGGTATCGTCACTGAGGCTCAGAAGATCGGCTCTCTGAAGGATGCTGTCGAGGCGTATGCACTCAAGCATGGTATCGACAACATCGAGATCCTCTTCCCTGATGCTCGCACGATCACTGACACCCCCGAGTTCGACCAGCGCAGGGTCGAGTGGGTCTCTGGTGTCATCAACGGTACCCGGCACTCGCCGTTCTCCCGCATCAAGTCGATCTGGGCGGACATCACGTACGACGACGCGCGGGCCAAGGGTTACATCAAGGGCAACCTGAAGAAGGAAGAGTTCTTCGGCGTTGCAAAGCGCGTGACCACGCCGAGCACGATCTACAAGAAGCAGAAGCTGGATCGTGACGACATCATCGATATCACCGACTTCGATGTTGTCGTCTGGCTCAAGGCTGAGATGCGTCTCATGCTCGACGAGGAGCTCGCACGTGCAGTTCTCATTGGTGACGGTCGCGATGTCGACGATGAGGACAAGATCAAGGATCCGATGGGTGCCTCGGAGGGCGCTGGTATCCGCTCGATCCTGCACGATCACGATCTCTATGTGGCAACGATCACGGTTGACGACACTGCTACGTCACCGGAGGTCGTGGACGGCATCATCTCGGCGATGGGCTTCTACAAGGGCTCGGGCAATCCGACCTTCTACACGACGTTGCCTGTTCTCACGTCGCTGATGCTGACGCGTGACCAGTTCGACCATCGTCTGTGGAAGACTCCGTCTGAGCTGGCTGCCGAGCTCGGTGTGAGCAACATCGTGACGGTTGAGGTCATGGAGAGTGAGCCGGATCTGATCGGTATCATCGTGAACCTGAAGGACTACACGATTGGTGCTGATCGGGGCGGCGAGGTCTCGTTCTTCGACGACTTCGATATCGATTACAACCAGTACAAGTACCTCTTGGAGACTCGGGTCTCGGGCGCGCTCACGCGTATTCGCTCGGCCATGGTCATCAAGCGGGCCGCGACTGGTGGTACGCTCGCTACTCCGTCGGCTCCGACGTATGACGACGCAACTGGCGTTGTCACGGTTCCGACGACGACGGGTATCGTGTACAAGGACGCCTCTGATAACTCGACGCTGAGCGCTGGTGCGCAGCCTGCTCTTGCTGATGGTGAGAGCCTGACTGTCGTGGCAACTCCTGCTTCGGGTTACTATCTCGCGAACAACGTCGACGATCAGTGGACGTTCTCGAATCCGGCGTAAGGTAGGCCTCTCATGGCAAGGTTCTTTGGACGCGTAGGTTACGCGGATGAATCAGTTGAAACTTCTCCCGGTGTATGGGAAGATCAGATCGTTGAGTACTCTTATTACGGAGACGTCATTCGTAATTTCAGATATCTTCGTGAAGCTGACAAGGTGAACTCCGATCTCTTTATCGAAAATTTGATCAGTATTGTAGCTGATGCATATGCCAACGAACATTTCTTTGCCATTCGTTACGTAGAATGGGCGGGGGTTCTGTGGACGGTCACAAGCGTCGAAGTGCAGAGCCCTCGCCTTCTACTTCGTATAGGGGAGGTTTACAATGGCCCCACGGCTTGAGTTGCAAACTCTCCTCGAAACGATTGTAGATCACGTATACTTTCAGCCTCCGCCTAATGTGCAGTTGGTATATCCGTGTATTGTTTACTCTCGTGACTCAGCTGATACGAAATTCGCAGATGACATTCCGTATAGTCATACACGTCGTTACTCAGTGATGGTCATCGACAAAGATCCAGATAGTGAGATCCCACTTAAAGTCGCGGCTCTTCCAAGATCGGTTTTCAATCGATTCTTTGCGGCTGATGGTCTCAACCACGATGTTTACAGCGTTTATTTCTAAGAAAGGTAGGAAATGACAGTTCTCACTTGGGATGAAGTTGGTGAGCGGCTGTACGAGACTGGCGTCGACCATGGCGTACTGTACATTCCTGATGGAACTGGTGCGTACAGTGATGGCTATGCGTGGAATGGTCTCACTACGGTCACCGAGTCTCCTTCTGGTGCAGAAGCTACTCCGCAGTATACCGACAATATC